AAGATACGGTTTAACTACTAATTTAGCAGCAGCTGCATCACCAGTGATACGGTAAGATTTAGCCATCTTAGTTAACCAAGAGCGCATAACGAAGTGGGGCATATCACCCGAAGATGTAGAACCAGCGCCGATACGAGCTTCAGAATACGATGTACCAATTTTTTTCCATTGTTCGCCTGGGCGTGTAAATTGTTTTGGTAAGAAGAAGTTATGGTCATCAGTGATCAAGCTTACAGTATAAACTGTACCATCACCATCTGCATAAGGTTCTTCTTGAACACGTACTTGGAACTGTTTAGGACCGCGTGGGATAAGGATATCACCAACACGGAAATAGTCACAATCTAATTTAATTTTAAATTTAGACTGGCCTTTACCTAAAAATAAATTGTCTACTTCATAATCTTCTAATACGATAGCTGGACGATATCCAATACCATATAATTTCCATTCCCATTCTGAAGTATCAATCATTTTTACTTTGCCTTTACCTTTAGTCATATCCGTAAGCGGAGTAAGATTACGAGATAAAGATTTTGTTGTGCATACAAATTGCATAGCATCTTCACCTAATTTTGTAGGTTTGATATATGCGTTATATGCTAAATGGTTTTCCATTGTGTAATTTGCCCAAGAAGTTTTTGGGTCGTTTTGCTTATAAAGCTCAAACTTCGATTTTCTAAATTGCATAATTTGTTTAGTTTACTAATTTTACTATTCTTTTAGGTTGTATTGTCTTTTCCAAACTTTGTTTTAACGTACTAGTTGCAGCTTGACGCTGTTGCTTTTGTACATCCTTAATTGTATAATTACTAAATTCTAGATATGCTAGTAACAACTCATGCTCTCGTCTAGCCGCGTCCGATGCATTACGTTCTAACAATCGTTTTTGGTATGGAGTGACTTTATATACAGTGTCCTCGTATTTAAATGTGTCTGTAGCATCAAAGTAAAATTTCTCGAATGCTTTGTTATTATCAATAGGAACTCCGTTTAATTGCTTAGCAGTACTAATTAATCTGCGACGTTCTTGCAAATCAATTTGTTCTTGCTGCTTACGTAACTCAGCTTCGCGTTCTTGCTGTTCAGTAATTGATTTAATTTGCTGAGATTTATTCTCTTTAAACCACTCTCTAGCAGCTTCAGCTTCTTCTTCTAGTTCTTCTAAAGCTTCTACTCTATCTACAAGCTTTTCAATCTTGTCATCATTAAACTTGGTTGTAGACTTCAAATACAATGTGTAAACATCACGGTCATTATTCTCATCAAACGTAGGTCCGTTCAATGTTTCAATAAATTTCTCTGGTTTACCACCAGCAGATACATATTGTAAAAATCCACTAACTACTGGATTATGAAGCTGGTATTGCTCTAATACTTTATCTTTAGCAGACTCAACAATAATAGCTCTAAATTCATCTTCATCTCCACTCCAATCATCTGGAAAATCAGCAATTCCTTTTTCTGTAAAGTCACGTGCCAGAATTCTGAATGTGCTATCATCACCTTCTTCAAACTCTGGATTAGATGTAACAATAGAACTATCTAATTTTCTAGTATTGGTGAGAACATCATCGTCCTCTTCTTCATCATATACAGGAGTCTCTTCCACTGTCTCAACTCCTTTTAGTATATCATCTGTAGTTTCCAAGATGTCTATACCATCACCCTCAATCAATGACCAAGAGCTATCTAATTTTTGTAATCCTTCCATGTTGTGCTGTGTTGTGGTTTACTTTTTATTTTTGGTTTTTATTTTATTCTGTTTTTCATTTACTACTTTGCCGTCTTCTGTTTGGCACGTGTGTTAGCTTCCTTGTCTTTGATTTCTAATTCCTTTAATTTAATTTGACGGTCACGTTCTTCTGATACATTATTCTCAACTAGCTCACGTTCTCTTAGGCTCATCTCTTGTTGTTTAATGCGAGCATCATGTGTGAACTTGGATATCTCTAACATATCAGGAATTAAGTTCTGGTTAACATCAGTATCTTGTGCAAAGCCCATACCTTTAATCATAGCTTCTTTTAATCTAAAGTCACGATCTAATTGATTTTGTTCAGCTTGCCAATCTTGTTGTTCTTTGGCTAATTTAGCTTGTGCCTCAATTTGAGCTTGAACTTGCTGTTGCTGAGCTTGTTGTTGTGCCTGTTGTTGCTGTACCATCTCTTGATGTTGAAGCTCACTTAGACGTTTAATAGTTGCAGGATTTTTAGCTGTAAGTACTTCCATTACGTATCTAAAGTCTCCATTACTATTCTGTATAAGCGGTTGTACCAACGATTTAAGTTGCTGAATAGACTGGAAGTCTTCAGCTGAATTAGTCAAGAATACCCCGAACTCAGACATCGCTAAGTTATTTGGGTCCATATTGAAAGACACTTTTTCTAATTCATCAACAATATACGTCAATACAAACGGCTCTTTATCTTTATACGCTATCTTCGCTTGTTCTACAATAGCAGTGCACACAACTTCTTTTAGTTTATTGTGCATCAAGAAGAAGTATTCTGTTATATTAGAAGACTGTATCAATTTCTGCTGATTGTTACCAACTGTTTCATACGGAGTAGCTGTACCTAGTCTATTTTCATTTGAGCCTACAGCCTTCAGACAACGCTGTTCTATGAAATTCAATAGTTCAATATACTTAGCAATATCCGCAGAGTTAGACATATCAATAGATTTCCAATACTGTGGATCACTGCCCATCATATTTTCAGCATTAGGATTTATCAAACCTATCTTGTTAGTTAACAAGTAGTACAACCATTTCTCTGGTCCAATATCACTTGGTATCTGAGATGCCAAACCTATCATTACTTTACCATAATCTTTAGCAATAGCTTCTTTAAGCCTGTACCAAATAATATCATAATAAATCTGCCATTCTAAACCACGTCCAAGTAATGAAGTAGGTGTACTGTTATTACTATCATAAGTTAAACCATAGAAACAGCCTTTTACATTGTACGGATCTTCAATATTACGATACTGATTTTTCAATGGTTGCATCTTAATATAAAGCTCTGTTCCTATCTTAGTAGTTTCCCACCACTCTGGTACCCAAGCTACTTGTTGTGCCAAATCAAATTCTGGATTAAAGATATAAGACTCATCTACAACAACTTCTACTGGCTCACCTTCTGGATCTTCTGGATTAGTAGTAGTTAAGAATATAACTTTCTTCATTGATTTCCACACAATATGCGCAACTCTGAACTTCAAGTTCTTAATTGGAATATCCTCGTATGAAATATTTGAAGCAACTAATTCCATTGTATTAACATCTGCAATCATCTTGATACCTAAAGCATCAATCGCTGTAAGACCTTGTGAAGTTAAACTTTTACCTGACAATATTTCATCAAGTTTTAATCTATCTTCTTCAGTCATTTCATGTCCAAATTCATCGTACACTTCATAAAGATTTAATACACGTTCATGTACACATGCCTCTGAGTCTTGTATCCATTCTGAATCCTTAGACTTAATGTAAAAGAAATTCATAGGATTAACACGCTGTACTATAGGCTTATTGCGTATACTAGTAATATAATAAATCTCATGTGCAGATATAATAGCATCTTCCCAACCTTTGTTGAACTTAATTGCCATATCCTGTTCTTTGATAAGATATGTTAATAAGTGCTGTGCTAAAGTTTCTTCAGGCAGCTTATTAGCTTCACTAAGTAATTCTTTAAGCTTAGGCGGAGTCTGTTCTTCAAGAGCCTGCTGATACTGCTGATGTAGCTTTTCATCTTTCTCATGTCCTGGCATCTGTTGTTCCAACTGTTGTTGTACACCTGCCATAATTTCATCGTAAACAAACTTCTTGTATGCTTCAGTAATCTTTGTACGCTTCTCAGACAAGCTGTCTGTGTTAATTGCAATTGCCGTCATTGCTAACGGGCGCTTGATTTCTTCTCCAATAAGTTCACGTAACGGTAATGATAAAATATCAATATGCTCTATTTGAGAAAAATCACTGCCTTGTAAGTTAAATGGATTAGCCACATTCTTATACTGAGCAGTGTCAAATTTACCATGAAACAAATCATAGTATTCTTTTATTTTTCTCTTATTTTCAAAAGACATCATTGAATGCCCATCGTAGTAATCTGCTTTAGCCTTAGCCCAAGCATAATTATTAGCAATCTTCTTCTTGTATGATATCCTATCTCTCAGTTCATATGGTGCTTTGTTATTACCATTATGCAAACCAGTTAGAAATTTAGCTGATTCTGTAAATTCTCCCATTGTTGTATATATTTAATTTTGTGTTACAGGAATTTATTTTGACTCTGG